AGTCATCCTTAAGCGCAGGATTCACAAAATATTTAAAGATGGACTAAAAACACATCACCCTCCTATAGCAACATAACAGCCCGATACAGGATTTGCGGCAGTCACTACGCTGGAAAAACCACGAAAGCCGCTTTTTGTGATTGCGGAAGCAGATAGTATTCCGGCACCCGAAGGTGTATGCCCCACGTGGCTGGCAACCATCACGTAGCACGCCGACGGAAAAGCGAAAGGGAAATTGTTTAAATATCCCGCATCATCCCCCAGACTTCCCCCAAACTGCCCCACTCCCCACTGGATAATAAGTGGTCTCCGAACGCCAGAAATAATTAATGGAATTGCTACATACCCATTCACCAACATAGCGCCGGTTGTTGCGCCAGCCAGAGCCAATTCCCCCAAACCAAGGTATGCGAGAAGACCAGCGACATCCTTTCCACTCAAATTAGTCAGCGTATTGTCCAGCGGTTGTTTACCTGCCAGCGCATTAAGCATTGTCGTGGCAAAGTTCGGATCATTCCCCAACGCCGACGCCAGTTCGTTCAGTGTATCCAGTGCCGCAGGTGCAGAACCTACCATTGCTGCAATCGCCGATTTCACAAAAGCCGTGGTGGCAATCTGTGTATTGTTGACCGACTGTGCAGCAGTGGGGGCTGTTGGCGTTCCGGTGAGTGCCGGACTCGACAACGGCGCTTTCAGTGCCAGCGCATTGTTAATGGTGGTACTGAAATTCGGATCATTGTTAATGGCTGCGGCTATTTCTTTCAGCGTGTCCAGCGTGGCTGGCGCACCATTAATAAGAGCCGTCAGTGCCGCCTGAACAAACGCGGTGGTCGCAACCTGCGTGGTGTTATTCCCTGCCGCTGGAGTTGGCGCTTTTGGTGTCCCGGTAAACGTCGGACTTTCTTTGGGTGCATACTGTGAATGCGGGTCCGGTGCGGCAAGATGTTTTGCCATCTGATCATCCACGTACACCTTCAGCTCCAGTACCTTGTCATCCACATACTTGCGGGTTGCCAGCACTACGGCAGGGTCGATTTTCAGGGTGATATTGTCCGTGCTGCTGGTAATCAGCACCATGCGCACGGTCTGGGTACGCCCGCTGCCTTCAGCCAGTTGCGGCTTATAGCTTTCCGGGCAGTTGCCCACGGCAATCAATGCCCCGGACTCATCAAACAGGCCCACTTCACGTATCCACCAACCGCCCTCGTTTTCAGGGATCACCTGTTCAGCAATAATCTGGCTGCTGTTCTGCGGGTCGATATAGAGCATATTCAGCGCAGCCCGGCGTTTCTCATTTACCAATGCTGTCTGCTTGGCGTCCGGCGTTGGCAATGTTCCGCCGCCATCGCCCACCGCCATATGGGTAATTTTTAGCGGCACACCGAGCGCGGCGGCGCTGGCAAGTTTCGCCGCGCCAATATCCGTCAGCAGGGTATAAAATTTTGTGCTCATGGATTCACTCTCATTGTGTCAATAACATGGACCGCCCCGCCTTCATGCGCGGTGCCGCCGGAAATAATTGTTTCGTTGATATACGGATAGATCGTGATTTCTTCGCCAAGATAGCTGGCGGCCCCCACCCAATGCGGACCGCTGGTCTGCAGATTGATGGACATGCCGATCATGTGACGGCTACATGGTTTGGCATCGCTTATCAGCCGCTCAAGTTCCAGATAGGTATCTTCAGTGATGCCCTGGTCCTGCACGCCGATATCCAGGCGAAACGTGCCCGGTGTTTCTCCGGTCTGCCACCACTCAATAATGCGGATCAGGAATCCGAACGGTTCCACCACCCGCCGCACGGCACTGGTAGTTCCTTTATGCTGATGAATATAAAAAGCATCCTTCACTACCTGGCGTTTGACGCTTTCTGTCCAGCCCTCGTCCCAGCGATCCACAGAGAACGCCCAGGCGAGATAAGGCAGGAAGCTGACCGGACAGGTAGCCGGATTCCACAAGTCACGCAGCGGCACCTGCAGATCAGAAATCCCGCTACAGGTTTGCGCCAGTCGGCGCTCCAGTGAAGTTGAACCCGGTGGCAGCAGACTATTCATCCGTTCCTCCGTTGGTTACGCTCCACTGCGTACATGATGCCGCCTGTGTTTTGTTCAGGACCACATCCGCCAGCGGAGAAGCCAGTTCCACACGTTGAACACCCTCAACATGCAGAGCAGCAAAGATGGCGCTACGGCGAATATCCCGACCAAGCCTCGTCTGGCTGGCAATGTACTTCTGCAGACTGGCTTTTGCCGCTGCCATTACCGGCTCTGCTTCCGGTCCCGGATAGAGAAAAATGGTGGCTTCCACGCGATACGGGATGATTTCTGCGCTGCGAACCGTAAGACGGTCAGCCACCGGGCGGACGTTCTCACTGTTCAGAGCTTTTTTCACCACGTCCAGCAGGTCTTTTTCTGCAGTTCCATCGCCTTCGCGGCTAAGGACAGTCAGCACCACCTCTGCAGGTGCTGGGCTGGTTGCACTGGCATCCGCCACCCGACCGTCGGCGCTTCGGGCATGAAATTCATAAGCTGCAGTTGGCCCCGCAACTGAAAGCCCTTCAAAGGCTGCAGGCACACGCAGGCGTAACGCTTCATCGCTTTCCATCACAGCTGCAACGGGCGGCACAGCGTCATTATCAGCAGGCGTCACCGTCAGGCGTTTCACGTTGTAGTTGGCGGCGAGCTGGTCCAGATCGCCCCCTATGGCATAAGCCACCATCACCGCCTGCGCGGCTTCGTTAATGCGCTGGCGCAGAAGCAACTCACGGTAAGCATTCTCCTGCAACAATTTGGTGACGGGTTCAGATTCCAGTTCCAGCGTGCGGATCACTGCTTCCTGCTCATCTTTCGGATGAAGCGCCACAAATTCTGCCTTGCGTTCGGCAAGCAGCGTCTCAAAGTCCGGCACATCCACAATCTGCGGCGCAGGCAACTGCGAAAGGTCAATCACTGCCATTCTCTGCTCCTGTTGATACGGAAAGGGAAACAGGCACACCGTTATTACGCCGCCCGGTCAGCTCCACCACCATTGAACCGTCAAAATTGCTGTTAATGGTGATGGAATCCAGCGTCAGCCGTGGCTCCCAGCGACTCAGCGCCACATACACTGCCGACATGACCTGCAGGCGTAATGCCGGATTTTGTGGCTGGTCTATCAGTGCCGACAGCAGGGAACCATATTCCCGACGGGCAATGCGGCTACCCTGCGGCGTCAGCAAAATGTCCCGCACCGACTGGCGCAGATGATCAATATCAGTAATGGCTTTACCGCTGGTATTGTTCATCCCGCTATAAAGCGTCATACCGGGCCTCCGGTTGTGTCGCCGCCTTTCAGGACGTCAGTATGCTGATGCGCATCAACCACGATCCCGTTAGAACTCATCGCTCCGCCGCCCTGGGTAACGCCACCATTGATCACCACTTCGCTGTTAATGCGCGTGCGGTCAGCCTCCAGTACAAACTCACTGGTTTTCATGGTGATGTTGTCAGCGGCCTCAATGACCATTGATTTGATGCCCCTGACATACCAGCGCCCGGTAGTGGGTTCGTATTCAAACCAGCCGCCGTCAGGATGTTCTGTCACGCAGGCGTCTGCCGACGTCGACGGTGGTGCGAACTGATTCGAATAGACAGCGGGCAGCGCAAAGGCAGTTTCCAGATTGCCGCCCAGACTCAGCAGCACCACCTGCTCACCTTCCGATGGTCGCCACCATGTGCGGGCATTCCCGGCACGCAGCGTCAGCCAGCTGATCCAGTTGGTTTCAAGCTCGCCCGTTTTAACCCGGCAAAGCCAGTTTTCCCGGTCCACTTCGGTGACTACACCAGTGCGGATCAGGTTGGTGATAAGGCGCATGATTTCGGTTAGTTGTGCGTTCATAGGGTTAGGTTGCACGGACCTTGAATCTATGGCATCAATACGTCCTTGTGTGGTAAATGACACAAATACAATTCCAATCAAAGAAAGGTAAAAGAATGAGCCATCCAATTGATTATTACGCTATAGAAGAACACGCAAGAATAATTGAGCAATTATGCTGTTCATCTGAATTTTATTTACAGCGTATATATTCCACACAGAAAGTATATGATGGTTCTATAGTAACTGAATTTGAAATGGAGGAGTTATCGTACAACGGATGGTTGGAATATACCATTAGCAACAATCTTATTAGCCTTTGTACAAAACTACGAATTCTCCAAGACACTAGTGAACATGAGTGGAACCCAGATTACTCACCTGAGAAAGAAGCATTTGAAGAACATGAAAATATACTTTTTGTTATAGATGGTCATGTTAAAGATTCTATACGCGAATGCTGCAATAAAATTATTCACGCATTAAGTTTTGAGTTAACAAAAAAGACCGGCAAAAATGGAATAAAATATTGGGACGGTTCTATTATTGCTTCTGGGGTTCAAAACAAAAAAAACTGGAAAATTAAAATAGACCTTTTCCCTTTTTGCCAAAGCATAAAAAGTTATTTAAGTTTATTAAGAGCGTAAACATTCTAATTTTTCATCAATAAATACTTTAAAAGTAAATCTCTTACTTCATTTTCAGTATGTTCATTTAAACCCAGCAATTTTCGGGATGGATACTTAATGACTCCCCCCTTTGGACTGACGCGATCGCGCAGACCGTAGTGATGAACACGGGCAATACGCTGTACCTTACCTTCAAACTGTACGCTGGCAGAATCCGCGCTGGCGGCAGTTCTCAGGTATTTTGTGGTGCGCAGCTTTGCAAACATCTGACGTTTGATGCGCCCCTTCTTGCTGCGTGCTGTTACCCTGCGCGGCTCATAACTGCTGCCATCTGGATTGCGCTGCATCCTGATATTCTGCTGCTGTGTCCGGCGCAGTTCCTGCGCCAGCTGGCGCATCATTCGGCTTCTTGCGGCTGGTTCCAGATTCGCCAGCAAAGCACTCAGCCAGTCGTCCACCTTCTGCAGTTCAGCCACGTTTCACCGTCCACATTTCTTCAGGTTCATCGGGTTCCGCTACTGCTTCAACGCTCGACACACTTCCGTCAGTGCTGACCAGCACACGTTCCGTCAGTTGCAGGTTGAGGCTGATATCACAGACATCGTTGCGCAGAATATCCACCTCAAAGGTGAATAACTTTTCCCGTAACGCCGGATTATTGATGGCATCGGGCTGGTTATCACGCAGCCACAGCAAAACCGGGGCCATCAGCAGATTCTGGTCGCCGCTGAAATCCTCAATCACCACGTTGAGGGTATAACGGTACTCCCATGACATGGAGCTGGCCCCCGTGGCAACCAGCGAACCGTTATCCACAAACAGATGCAGCTTATCCGGGTTATTGCGGACATAAGGCACTGCTTTATTGAGGGCGTGGCGCAGGGATTGTGGTTTGTTCACTGTTTCGCTCCTGACACGCAATAATCATGTCCACTTTGTCTGCACAGACCGCCCAGGCGGCCTCCGTTTCATCCAGCAATGCGTTCAGATCACCGTTAGTGCGCGGCGCTGCCTGCTCCAGCCGACACGGCGTCACTCGCGGACAACCACTGACGGTAAGCTGCACCTCCGGTGAGTGCCGGACGTTCCCGCAGCCGGATAATGTCAGCAGGCAAAGGAGTATCAGCCCAGCGGCGTAAATCCTCGTTCTCACGTTTCAGTTCCTCGATCCGGTGTTGTCGTTGTCTCAGCAGCGCGCTGGTCTGTTCTGCTTCGGCATAGAGCCGCGCCTGCTCCCTGTTATTGGTTTCAGCCAGAATGGACAGACTGATCAGCTGGCTATTTTTCTTCGTTAGTTCGTGCGCTTTACTTTTCAGCGCCGCGCGCTGCGTTTCGATGGTGTGGCTGGCGCTGTTAAGCCGCCACGACTGCCAGCCCAGCGCAACGAGTGCCAGCGCCGCCACTACCGCCAGCGCACGCGTCATAATCCAGCTCCTTTAAGGCACCAGGCCATCTCCCGCGCACGGCGGTTATCCAGCCCCTGATTAAACACACCTTTCACATAAACCCAGCGCGGCAACTGTCGGCACGCTTCTGCCCAGCGCCGCTGATTGAGCAATTTCACCAGCGTAGAACTGCAGGCATTGCCCGTTCCCACGTTGAAGGCAAACGACACCGTAGCGTCATATACCTTCTGCGGCGGCTGTTGCTTCACACACCTTTCCAGCGCCCGCTCCACACGCAGCACGTTGGAAATAAGCCCTTCTGCTGCCTGTCGTTCCGTGATTGTTTTGCCGGGAATGACGCCCGACGTATTTCCAATGCCGTCGGTCCAGACACCCGCGCTGCACTGATACGGCTGCAGACGACAACCTTCGTAATCGGCAATCAGTTTCAGCCCCTCCACGGAGGTGTGAAGCTGCTGAAACCCCGGCAGCGTGGCAGCAATAGCCAGCACGGCTCCGACAAGGCAGCGTTTAACGATTGATGGATTCATAGTCCTCCCGCGAAATCTGCCCGTCGCGCAGAAGCTGGTAGGCTTTGTGTTTGTAGTACCAGTTGATAGCCAGCATCAGCACACCAATCATCAGGCCGCCCAGCGTTGAGGCATCCTTGATGGACAAATCGCCCAGCCAGGCCAGCACGACGGCGATGCAATACGTGATAAAGGCGCTGATTCGCTCAAGCGTCATAATTCAGTCCCATAGCTGGACGGTCTGCACGGTGGTGGTTGTCGGAATGTCCGGCAGCTCCACCTGCAGCCCGTGAGGTAAAAAGGGGCCGTATTCGGCAAGCCCCGGATTTGCCTTCAGTACCTGCTCCGTGACACCCTGCGTGCGCCCGTAATGACGCCAGCAAAGTGCGTCCACCGTGTCATACTGATGCGCACGCACTTTCATCAGATAAGCTCCACTGTGCAGTGCGGCGCATCCTGCACCCGGCTGATGGCCCAGCGGGCGTCACGCCATAAATCACCGCTTGCTTCCGCCAGTTCCTCGCCTCGCTTCGCACCGGATGCCGTGGCGTCATAGTCCTGGTAACGTTCGTTGAGCATGGCGCGTGCCCAGCAGTAAACCGCGTTGAAATAGTGCTGAATGCGCTCGCTTTTGCCGTCCAGTTGTTCCGCCGGGACTTCTGCCAGCGAGGCATACCCCAGCATCTGCTGGCGTCTGCGAAACTCATACAGCTCTGCGTTGACCTCCGAAATTGCCGACAGCGCAACCTGCTTTAAACGCGGCTGCGTCACCGTGCCGTCAGTGCGCATGACACTGCGAAACTCCGACAGGTCCACATCAGGCCAGAACGGCGTATTTCTGATGATTTCCGCCTGTTCCGGTGCCTGTTCTGGCGCAACAAACTTCATGCTGCTTTCTCCTGAAATAAAGGGCGGTGGACGGGGTTTTGATGTGGCAGTGCCTTTCGCCACCCCGTGCCGCCCGTGCGCGGGGGCACGTTCTGTCAGCGGCTGTCATTGCGCAGTCTGCGCTCCAGCTGCTGTTTGTCTTTTTTCACGCCACAGCGGGGATCGAGCTGTAACGCATGGTTGAGATGATTAAGGGCGGAAGCCGGATTACTTTCACTCAGGACAGCGCCAATCGCTTTATGCAGACGCGCCCGTGACTGGTCCGGCATATCCAGACCGTCTGTCAGCTCCAGCGTCTGCAGCAGCAGATCGACATCAAAGCCGGTAGTGGCAAGCATTGCGCTCTGCGCTGCGTCTGCCATTTCCTCTGCCAGCACGGTCTGCACGTTGCGGTTACCCAGCGGCATCACCCAGCCATGACGCAGGGCATGACGCCCGATCTCCAGCGCTCCGACATAATCTTCGGCATCAATGCGCCACAGCATCACGTACATCAGCACGTCATCCTGTTGAGCGCCTCCGGCAGCCAGGACACCCTCCGCCCAGGCGGCGTATTTCGGCAGCAGCTCCACCTTGATTTCCGCTTTTTTGACCGTGGACTGAACGCCCTTGAGACGGCGGCGGTCTTCTGCCAGTTGCAGCAGCATCAGGTCATAGCCCGACGCGTGGCGAACGCTGCCGCCCTCGCGGGCGGCCTGTTCAGCCTGAACGCGCAGGCGATGCTGCCGTGCGGGACTCAGGCTCATGGTTTACGCTCCGGTTTCTGCTGCGGCGGCGCTGAAGTCGCCAATCTGGATGTTTTCCACCAGTGCGGCGCAGCGGTAGTCCTCAACCACATAGGCTTCGTTAACGGATTCAAAATTTTCAATCCGGTCACGTTTCGGGTTGTCGATAACCGAACGGCGGCGGGTGTCTTCCTGCCAGTAAATGGACAGGTTATCCAGACGGGTGATCAGCAGCGCATTCGGCGGGAAGAACGGCGCACGCACGGCCTGCAGGCCACCCATGCGTTTCTGACTGATGATCATATCGGCAGCCAGTTTTTCACTGTTTTCCTGCTCTTTGTTGACCAGCGGGAAATACTTGTCAGACAGCAGCTCACGACCGCAAATCACCACCAGATCGTCATCGTCCTGGTAGACCACGTCGATAAGCTCATTGACCGCATCCATCACCACGGCGTCCAGGTTGGCATATTCGCCACCTTTCCCGACTTTCACCGCACCCGGTGTGGTTTCACCGCCCGTGGTGGTGCTGCCCATGACGTGATCCGGTGCATCCTCACGGATTTTCTGCAGCCAGCCTTTGTTCACATCCTGCAGCAGCGGGTTTTCGCTACGGTTGGAGGTTTTCGCACGCTTCACGCCGTTAAAGCCGATCATGATGCGGTCCAGTGCCTGGCGTTTCACGATGGCGTCACGGATACGCACCTGGAAATCCTGAAACTTCGCCCACAGGTCCAGCTTCGCGTAGGTCAGCACCGTGTCAAAGTTGGTCTGTTCGCATTTGTATTCCACATCGATCATCAGCGTCGGATCGACAGGTTCACGCTCTTTCGCGGTGGTGTCAGTGGTTCCGGCAATGGTGCTGCCAACACCCAATCCAAGCAGCTGACCGGACTGCTCAGTCACTGGCGTGACGTTAATCAGCGTCAGGAAAGCGGCGGACTGCTGGATCTGGTCTTCCAGCGTCTGCTGCACAGACGGCTCTACGGTGAACTTGCTGGACAGTTCCTCAACTGCCACACCGTTCAGACGCGCCAGTTGCTGCAGGTAAGCGTTAAAAGCAAAACGGGTATTCTTCTTCATTGGGTTTTATGCTCCATCAGCAATTGGTCAGAGTGTCAGCGGGGGCGTTGCCGCCTGTTGCACGCTGGCGGTAGTCCTGGCGGCTGTCTTCATGACTCAGCTTATCCACCAGTTCGTTAAAGGCGGTTTGCTGCTCCTGCAGAGCAGTCTCCAGCTCAGACAGGCGTTCTTCCTGCTCAGACAGGGATTTTTCGGTGCGCGTGCTCAGGTTCTGCTGCTCAGTGGCGACCAGTTCCACGGCCTTATGCACATCAGAGAACCGGACGTCATCGGACTGCTCTTTTTTGGTAAACAGCGCCGTGACGCGGGCAAACAGGGACGGCTTGTCCTCCTGGATTTCTTCCAGTTCGATCACCGTTTCCTCTGCAGCGGTAAAAAGATTGGCAGGATTCTGCTTGCGGTTTGCCAGCGGGTTATGGGCTGCACTGGCGCTGAATGTCAGCATTTCCGTACCCAGACTGGCGGGATCATCAGTGGCAGCCAGGCCGACCAGGTAGGCTTTGCCCGTATCAGCAAACTTCGGGCTGACTTCCATAGAGGTGAATAATTTCTGGCCTTTTTTCACCAGTTCCACCAGGGACTCCGTTGGCTCAACGTCGGCATACAGTGCCATCTTGCCTGCCAGCGGACCTTCCGCGATTTCTTCAGCAAACAGCGCCGTCACCTTGCCGTAGCGGTTAAACGTGCTGTCCGGCAGATAAGACTTAATGTGCTCAAGGTTAATCAGCGCGGTATACACCGCCGGGTTGTAGCTGGCTGCCATCTGTTCCAGCCATTCACGCTGGATTTCGCGTCCGTCGGTAGTGGCACCTTCCACCCCGATGCGAAAACGCTTTGCTTTCACTGTCATGAGCCGTGCTCCGTTAGAAAAAACTTACTGGAGCCTTATGGTTGCGGTGATGGGGGCAGTGAAACAATGCGCGGTATTTGTACCGACAACCACACAAACCGCAGGCGGGGAAAGCCTTCATTCAAGGCTGTAGGTTTGTGCCATGAACACCACACTGACACCCGCAGATCTCGATCCCCGTCGGCAGGCCATGCTGCTGTACTTTCAGGGATACCGCGTAGCCCGCATTGCTGAAATGCTGGGCGAGAAAGTTGCAACCGTTCACAGCTGGAAAAAACGCGACAAGTGGGGTGACTATGGGCCGCTGGATCAGATGCAGCTCACCACCGCCGCCCGCTACTGCCAGCTCATTATGAAGGAGCACAAAGAAGGGAAAGATTTCAAAGAAATTGACCTGCTGGCGCGCCAGTCGGAGCGCCACGCGCGGATCGGCAAGTTTAACAATGGCGGCAACGAAGCCGACTTAAACCCTAACGTCGCCAACCGCAACAAAGGGCCGCGCCGTCAGCCGGAAAAGAATGTTTTCACCGATGAACAGATTGAGAAGCTGGAAGAAATCTTCCATTCCTCCATGTTCAACTACCAGCGCCACTGGTGGGAAGCCGGAAAAACCAATCGCATCCGCAACCTGCTGAAGTCTCGCCAGATCGGCGCGACCTTTTACTTTGCCCGTGAAGCCCTGATTGACGCCCTGCTGACCGGACGTAACCAGATTTTCCTTTCCGCCAGTAAGGCACAGGCCCACGTCTTTAAGCAGTACATCATCGACTTCGCCAAAGAAGTCGAGGTGGAGCTGAAAGGCGATCCGATGGTGCTTCCTAACGGGGCCACGCTTTACTTCCTCGGCACCAATGCCCGCACGGCCCAGAGTTACCACGGCAACCTGTATCTGGATGAATATTTCTGGATACCGAAATTCCAGGAGCTGCGCAAAGTGGCTTCCGGTATGGCTATTCACAAAAAATGGCGACAAACCTATTTTTCCACGCCATCCAGCCTGACACACAGTGCTTATCCGTTCTGGTCCGGTGCGCTGTTCAACCGAGGGCGCAACAAAGCCGATAAGGTGGACATCGACCTGTCCCACAGCAATCTGGCCCCCGGCCTGCTGTGCGCAGACGGGCAGTACCGCCAGATAGTCACCGTGGAAGATGCGGTGCGCGGCGGCTGTAACCTGTTCGACCTTGACCAGTTGCGCATGGAGTACAGCCCGGACGAATACCAGAACCTGCTGATGTGCGAGTTCGTGGACGATCTCGCGTCCGTGTTCCCGCTCAGCGAGCTGCAGGCGTGCATGGTGGACAGTTGGGAAGTCTGGACCGACTTTCATGCACTGGCCCTGCGCCCGTTTGGCTGGCGCGAAGTGTGGATCGGATATGACCCGGCGAAAGGTACGCAGAACGGCGACAGCGCCGGATGCGTGGTGGTGGCGCCGCCAGCCGTGCCGGGCGGTAAGTTCCGCATTCTTGAGCGTCACCAGTGGCGCGGAATGGACTTCCGCGCCCAGGCTGACGCCATCAAAAAACTGACCGAACAGTACAACGTGACCTATATCGGTATCGACTCAACCGGCGTTGGTCACGGGGTTTACGAGAACGTGAAAGCGTTTTTTCCTGCCGTCCGGGAGTTTGTCTACAACCCCAACGTTAAAAACGCCCTGGTACTCAAGGCCTACGACATTATCAGCCACCGCCGTCTGGAGTTTGACGCCGGACACACCGACATAGCGCAGTCCTTTATGGCAATCCGTCGCGCCACCACCGCCAGTGGCAACCGCCCGACCTATGAAGCCAGCCGCAGCGAAGAAGCCAGCCACGCCGATCTGGCCTGGGCAACGATGCACGCACTGTTTAACGAACCGCTGCAGGGCGAATCCGCCAATACCAGCAATATTGTGGAGATTTTTTGATGGGAAAGAGTAAGAAGAACCGCGCTGCGGCGACGAAACAGATCCAGCTTAAAAGTCAAACTACAGCCGAAGCATTCAGCTTCGGCGATCCCGTTCCTGTTCTGGACCGCCGAGAACTGCTGGATTATGTGGAATGCGTACAGATGGACCGCTGGTATGAGCCGCCCGTCAGCTTTGACGGACTGGCGCGCACCTTCCGCGCTGCCGTGCATCATAGTTCCCCGATTGCAGTAAAGTGCAACATTCTGACCAGCACCTACATCCCTCACCCGCTGCTCAGCCAGCAGGCTTTTTCGCGTTTTGTGCAGGACTATCTGGTTTTTGGTAACGCCTACCTGGAGAAACGCACGAACCGCTTCGGTGAAGTTATCGCCCTTGAGCCTGCACTGGCAAAATACACCCGACGCGGGTTAGACCTGGATACCTACTGGTTTGTGCAATACGGTATGACAACCCAGCCGTATCAGTTCACGAAAGGCAGCATTTTTCATCTGATGGAACCGGATATTAATCAGGAGATCTACGGCCTGCCCGGTTATCTTTCTGCCATTCCGTCAGCCCTGCTCAACGAGTCCGCCACGCTGTTCCGTCGCAAGTATTACATTAACGGCAGTCATGCGGGCTTTATCATGTACATGACCGATGCCGCGCAAAACCAGGAGGATGTGAACAACCTCCGCAATGCGATGAAAAGCGCCAAAGGTCCAGGCAACTTCCGCAACCTGTTTATGTACTCGCCTAACGGCAAAAAAGACGGGCTTCAGATCATCCCATTGTCAGAAGTCGCGGCGAAGGATGAGTTTTTGAATATCAAAAATGTCAGCCGCGACGACATGATGGCTGCGCACCGCGTGCCGCCGCAAATGATGGGGATTATGCCTAATAATGTTGGAGGGTTTGGGGATGTGGAGAAGGCCAGTCGCGTATTTGTACGTAATGAATTAACTCCCTTGCAAAAAAGGCTACAAGAGCTGAACGACTGGCTGGGCGAAGAAGTGATTAAATTTACGCCCTATATTCTTTCAGAAGAATAATTCCGAACTTATTTGTTTCTTCTTTGTTCACGCCTTGTCTTGGCTTCGATAAGGCGTTGAGGTTCAGTGTAAAGCCGTTCTAAAAAAAGATAGGTAAAATCTTCAAGATCCTCAGCAGCAGCTTTATCCAAAATACCTTCATGCGCTCCATCATTTCCGTCATCTTTAACGCATTCAGCTAGTTCCCTTAAAGCTTCAGGCAGTAGATGATTATCAAATAACCACTCCATTCTTAACCCTAGGCTTCTCCTTATTTTTTGCGCAGGCCCTTGCTCCCCATCAGGAAGAAGTCCTTTTGTGGCATAATCAAGGCAAAGCCTAAACATGGTTGCTGCTGCATTATAACAACCTATAGCCAAACATTTCGCCCCTTCCTCATATGCACTATTGATATGCTCAGGTAAGAACTCTGGTGGCTCCTCTACTGCTAAGTCTGCCGGTGATATAGGCCTAACAACCTCTGCAACTTCCTTTAAGCCGAATATTCCACTTTCCCAATTATAGCCATCTAAAGTTTTATTTTTCGTTAAAGGTCTGCAAAGAAACATTGTCGTTTTATGACACTCTCGGCAAACACAATAGACCTCGTACTCGTATGTTTTACCCCCGCCCAATGCATTGTAAACCCTAGTGCAATTCAGCCCATTAACATCAAACGCTATTTTTTGTGATCCACATCGTGGACAGTCATCCACTAACATAACCATGTCAATTACTCCTCCCTATGAAAAAAATGAGTTGAAAAATTGAATATTCACGACTTAAAAAGCTAGCCTATTTAACACCATAATTTCATTAATTCAACCATGAGCGCGCGCTCGTATCCCCGCCACGCCTGCCCGCTTTATGTAGTGGTTTTCATGCACCTGCATGATCTACGCAAAAGCCCGCCAGAACTGGCGGGCCTTAACACAAAAGATCCTCAAACGATCATGCGATCTCATGCAGCATAGACATGCGCGCTTATGCAGAATGTGCAAAATCGTAACATACTCAGTAAGCGTGAAACCTAGAACGTGACAGCCTTGTCAAAGCCAGAAATAATTGTATAAGAAATAGACGAGTTATCAGCCTTGTTCACTTTGAACTTGGCACCTTTGTAAGCGATAACGTCACTTCCCTTAGAATCTACAGAAAAATCTGTTGTAAATGCTGCACGAGCCATATCGTTTGCAAATTCACGATAGGTGAACTTCATTACACCGCCTGCATTTCCATTGTATTCGATAGTCTTAACCAATGAGTTACTAACTCGACACAGCCCATCAGGAACACGTTTGATAGAAATTTCTGATGCAGTATAAGAAGTACCATTTGGCGGTGATATCTCATTTTTTGCAGCATCGTAACTAACATAATCAACATAGTTACCGATTTGCCCATAGAGATTTTTTAACGCAACAGCTTGAGGGTTATGATAATTGCGGTAAATTCCATTCCCCTCACTGCAATATGTACCAGCAGCGATAGAAGACAATGCACCATTAGCCGCACCAAGTTCTAGTACGTCCGTTTTAAATCCAGTAGCAGATGTGATAATGGGATCGCCCATGTAGGCGGTAGCACTTTGCCCAATAGCAGGCTTCACCACTTCAATAGCAGTGATATTTCGGTTAGAAGCATGTGGCACGCAACCAGTTAGGATTACAGCAAGAGATATTGGTAACGCTACATTATTAATTTTCATTTTTAGCCTATTATTCTTTTCTTGACAAAAAACAAGGCGATATCTGATTGACATCGCCTCTCACTCATATGTAACCCTTTTTGATTAGTAAAAACAAGCGTCTATTGACAAAATCAATACAGCCAGCTGTCGTCTTCCCACACCTTCTGCATAATTTTCATCACTTGTTTTCTTTCTTCGTCCAGTTGCAGTCCGGTCAGTTCCACACCGTTAGAGCTACCTTTACGGATACGGATTACCGTTTTGGGATACAGGGGGCGCAGATTGCGGTAAAGCTCGGATTCAAGGGCGTCCAGGGTAGACTGGCTAATCTTCTGCTCTTTATCGATCATTATTTCAATGCGCATAAAAGTCACCTCAGCTGATGACATCCATTGAGCGGTTGTATTCGTGGCTTCTGATTTTTGCCATGAGTTCATCAGTCAATTCAGAAACCCACTGCAGAGCCAGCCCCTTCTCTTCATCACTACACTCACTAGCCGCTACAAGCTTAAGAAAAAAATCAATGCGCTGGAGCTTCAAAGACTCCAAAAAATAGTCCTGCATCTTTCCTCCTATGACACCACACGCAATGCTGTATGTATAACCACTGTTTATATTTACAGTATATAATAATCTTACTGATGTAAAACGTTTTTTTTACGCTTATCAGCCTGATATGCCTGGTATTATTAAGAGCACGAATTGTTAACCAGCGTAATTAATACAGGTTCCGCCACTTATCATCTTCCTGCAAACGCTGGTTCCGATAGAAGATACGCAGGCCTGCTCCTGACGGAATACTGCCGCCGCGAAGGAGTAAATCGACCTCTTTCTCGCTGCCATCAAATCCTCTGGATTTCAGTTCATAGACGAGCTGCTGTCGTTGATGGTCTGTAATTCGCTGTTTGTAGTCTCTACGCCGTTTCGGTTTCACCAGACGTAACCTTGCAGCCAGTTCCCGGCGCCCCTTTTTGTTCATACTGTGCAGGTAATCGTGCAACTCCTTGTCATCCATGCGGGTAAAGTCCGTTCTGGGGCCCCCATCAGCTGATTTATCTTTCTCCTGTTGGTTCAAATTTTCAGCAAGGGGACAGTTATTGCCACGAGTCCAAGGGGCGCAAGCGCCCTGGTCGGCTGCCGCCTCCTGAATGTCAACGGCCTTACGAACCATTTTCCACTTCACTGCATGAGTGCAGATCTTGCCCTCTGCAATGGGTGACCAGATGCCATAAATACGAATACCGTGATCGCCATAGGCGGTTGGCTCTTCGTTGATTTCATAAGCGGTTCTGATGAGGTGATATTTACGGGGAACCAGTACGCCGCCCTGCTTCATGATGTAGGTGGCAAAACAACCAGCATCAGCAGCAGCCAGGATTGCATCAAGGCGCGGGTTATCCAGTACCGGCGCACCTGCTTTTTTGTCACCCTGTTGCCTTGCCGCCTGACCAGCCAGCAATCGCAGTTCACGGTAAGCCTGACGCCCCGGAATGCCAAAGAAGCGGAATTGCTGAACACGATGCAGAGACGCCCAGGCATTCACGTATTCAGCGTTATCACGCAGGGATTTACCCGTTTCCTTGCTGATCTCGCCAGCCAGACCACGCCCGTCAATGTTCTTACTGATATATTTCGCGATGTAGCTTGTCGGCGTTCCTTTGCGCGGGTTAATCAACTCAGACTTAAAGCGTGGTCCCGTGTTATTCCCCAGCTCCTCGCGGTCTTCACGAATGGCAAACTTACGCAACAAAGCAGTAATGGCGCGGCGATCTTTTTTGCGCATAAAACACAACAGGTGCCAGTGAACTGTACCGTCATGATGCGGCTCAGCCACCCGCACGCCATACCAGCGCAATCCGGCTTTGTGCATCGCCTTACGAAATGCAGCAAACATGCCAACCAGATAATCACTGCTTTGTCTTACCGTCGCATTTGTCCAGGTCGGGTTGGGCCTGCCGTTATTTAGCGTGGAATGGAAACGTGACGGACAGGTGATGGTGTAGAAAACGGCGCAGTCACCGCGTATTTCCGCGATAAGCTCCAGGCCTTTAACACAGGCCATCATCTCATTGCGGCGATGCGCAGGGTTGCTGCTGCTGGCGTTTACCACATCCTCCATGTCCAGCGTGTCGCCGTCTTCGTTCACCAGTTCATGAGAACGGAAAAACTCCAGCGACTTACGGCGCTGCTCACGTTTATGCATCACGGCTTCATAGCTGACATAGGGAGATGCTTTTTTGCTGACCAGACAGACAGCACGCAACTGCTCTTCCCGCCATTCGCAACGCATCTTCCATAATTTCCGATACCACCAGTCGGCGCACAGCATACGCGCCAGCGAACCCGGAATGAGTTCATAGGGCACAGGTTTGCGGCGGTTTCTTTTCCGGCGGAGTTGCTCAAACGCAGGCGGTATGACATCCAGTCGCAGGGTTTCTGCTGCCACCTTTTCCCATGTCTTGCGGATTTCTTCCGGCTTAACATCATCGGAGGCGTACAAATCACCACAAGCGGCATCAAGACACATGCTCATATGCGCAGCGACAAGGGTGGACAGGCGTTTCACCTGATCCTGACTCATTTCAGGCAGGATCAGCAGACCGTCCAGCCCTTCATGGCTTGCCATAAAACGAAAAGATGCAGATAGCTGGCTGTCGCGTACATGCTCCAGTCGTTCCAAGCATGGCTTAATCGTCTCACGCAAATAGCGGGAATAAGCCTTTGGCCTGCCCAGGTTGCTGAAGTATTTAATACGTTGCATCAGCGGCTTGCTGATATGGGAAGGCTGGGCGTTGACATCCGCCAGAATGACCATGTCTGGATTAAAACGCTGCTGCTCATGCGCCAGCTTTGCCCGGCTAATTAGCTTATCCTGCTCCATTTCGCGCTGGACAGGATCACGGGATTCATTAAAGAAATAACGCTCCCAGACCTGATCACTCAGTGCCTCACGGCGCAGTTGTTCCTGCTCGTTATCGGCAGCGTACAGAGTGATCAGGTTTGAAAGCGCAGAAACCGGCGCAACTTCCGCCGGGTCCAGATAAGGGTTAATGGCCTTTTTCGGGCTGTTCCATGAGAATGCTGCGGTAGCCTCGTTAAAGCCGCAGCAGTTGTTCATATCGGCATGACTCATGCACGTACTCCGTACACGGCAGAACTGTCCACGCCACGCGAATAATCAAATCCCACCCAGCAGCGCGGCCCGGAAACAGCAATGATTTCTGTTGCTGATTTACCCTCGCCAGCTGCCACACCGATGTTGCGTTTTGCCTTGATGTAGTGGTGAGTAAAATTGCGATACAGCGAACGGATCAGGGATGTGTCACTGTTAGAAACAATGACCGGATGTCCTTCTGATGACCGATGTTCAAGAACGGATGCCAGGTGATACTGGTCATCTTCAGTGAAGCCGTCAGTGTGATAACCGGAAAACGTGCCGTCATACGGCGGATCGCAATACACCACATCCCCCGCCTTCAACATCGCCAGCGTTTCATCAAAGCTGGCGCAGATAAACGTTGCCCGCTGGGCTTTTTCTGCAAATGCGCGAATTTCTTTTTCAGGGAAATACGGATTTTTATAATTACCGTAGGGAATGTTGAAATGCCCGCTCTTGTTATAGCGACATAAACCACGGTAACCGTGACGATTGAGATACAGGAAATATACCGCTTTCATGAAATCAGTAATTTCAGTGGAGTAATTAAACTCCTGCCTTATGTTGTAATAAGCCACCTCCCTGTTTGCGATCTCAAATAAAACTCTGGCGCGAGATATAAACGATTCACAATCAGCGGCAACCTTTTTATAGAGGTTGATTAAATCAGGATTAATATCCGCAACCAGATAGCTGGGGTAATCCGTCTCCATCATCACAGCACAGGAACCCGCGAAAGGTTCAACCAGTCGCGGGCCAGCAGGAAGGTGTTTTTTCAGTTCGGACATAATGGCGGTTTTATTTCCCGCCCATTTCAGGATGGTGCTCATACAGCACCTCCGTTGTAATGTTTGCCTTTCAGTTCTGCGATTTCCTGACAGGTAATGCAAAGCTGCACACCTGGAATGGCGCGGCGGCGTGCTGGCGGAATTGGCGCTTCACACTCAATGCAAAGCACGCGGGACACGCCCGGCGTTTTGGCACGGGCAGCACGGATATGGCGCTGGCGTTCTTCTTCAACGCGCTGCTGTACAAGATCCATTGCATCAGCCATTAGTGGATCTCCTGCGCTTCGTTCTGGATTGCTTCAGCAGTTACACGCAGTAGTTCTGCTGCTTCGACGTGGTTTAGCTGGCGGGATGTGATATGACACGCCAGGCTATCAAGGCGAGCTGCCATTGCTTCAGCCCTTGCCCGGCGTTCTTCCAGACGAGCCTCTGTCAGTAAAATATTAAGCCCTGCATCATCCGGTCCGGTTTTAGTCGTGAGGGTTTCAATATTACGCATAATCAATTCTCCTGAATTTAGATAAAGGGATACCCGGCGGGTTTACGCCATTAATTTCATTAGTTGGTTAATTCGGCATGGTTAGCCGTCTGGGAAATAAGCTCACCACTGCACGAAAATGATTCATTGCTTTAATCAACTCCCGCTTTTCGTCAGTGGTCAGCTCATTAATGCTGATGCTATGACGTTCAGCTGGAATTTTTGCCATAAAGAATATAGCAGCCAGTGCCCGTTTATTTTGTTCGTTATTGATATCCCGTGGATCACGCATATCTTTAATAAACCGCTCAAGCTCTGACTCAATATTCAGGCCAAATACTTTCGCCCTTAACTCCGCAATATGGTTAAGTCCATTCAGGCGTTCACCGGGGCTTAATGGAACAGTCGCCGCAGCGCCTTCAATAGCCATTTGTTCCCCCGTTTTTTCGTAGATAGTTCTGCCAGCAATTCATCTTGTGAACGGCACGGATGCCAGCGTTTACCATCCTCCCCCATGATCCAGCCGTGACCGTAGTGCATTGCCGGGCTTTGTTTTACCAGCAGCGATGCAAATGATGGTTCTTTCGTCAGCATAAGCACCTCACAGCAAACCGAATGACGCACCGAGGCCAGTTACAGTATCAACTGCACTTGCCATCGCAGGATTAGCCTGTAAACGGGCCTGCAATGAAACAGCCGCCAGCGCCATCAGTCGTGTTACAGAGTTAATGCTGCTGATAGCATCACGACGACCTGCACTGGTTTTTACATCGCCAGATACCGCACCTGCAGCAACACGCCCGATCTCTGCAGTTGCACTCATGACGTAATGCGGCAGTTTCTCTTTTGCCACCTCATTAATCGGAACACATGGCAGACAATGAATCTGTGCCAGAAAACCGTCTACCAACGTTGAATCTTCAGTCAGATCGGTAAGCAACCAGATTTCTGGTGCGGTGAGCTGATGCGGTTGCTCTGGATTGAGTTTGTTTCGCAGTGTCTGAACATTCATTCCTGCACGTTCTGCCAGCTTTGCCATATTGTGACGTAGTGCAAAAGCTCTACAGGCTTCATCAAAATGCGGATGTTTGGAAATCTTGTAATCAAACATGCTGCCCCCTTAGAAAGTTCTCATAATTGAACTTAGTCACCAACGATGACATTAAAGTTGAAATTGGATTGGCCCATGTTTTTCCTGACTTGTTCCTTTTTGTACTCAAGGTAACGTATACATACTCTGTCTTTCGGTTTTTCTTTTCTTTCCAAGAATTTAGCGAGTTTACCATTATGAATCATTTGATATACCGAACCGCGAGAGCGGCCTTCCCATTCCGCGAACTCAGCTGGTGTCGCCATCACTTTTGGTACACGAATTGAAATGTCGTTGCTCATAGTGCAGTATCTCTCGATTAAGGTTTGGTTTACGTCGTTTTATCTTGTTTTATTTGATTCAATATTTGATACACCAAGATACTACGATCCAATATTTGATACGTCAACAGGATTAAAAAATGATACAAGTAAAAGCTGGCGAGAATACAGGGGGAAGAGAGGCTATCCATAGGCTAATGGCAGCCTATGATTTCAAGTCCAGACAGCAACTTTGCGATCACTTGGGCGCATCAAAAAGCACTATGGCAAACAGATACTTAAGAGATAGTTTTCCTGCAGAATGGGTGATTCAGTGCGCTTTGGAAACAGGAGTTTCTTTACTGTGGCTAACTACCGGACAGGGCGATCCAGGTTCAAACATTGACCCTAAAAAAAATATCAATTCCGTGAACTCTAGCAAAGTTAAACCTCTTTCGGAGCTTGTATCTCCTGAAATTGACAAGGCAACTCTCAACGGAGGTTTGCTGATCGATGCTGGAAAAGCAATCATTGATAGCAGCATACTCCCCTCAGACTCAAGCAACCTGCTGCTGGTGACTACTTCTGGTGATTCTTATTTAATAGATCGCAACCAAACACCACCAGTAAATGGTACGTGGTTAGTGGACATCGACGGGATAAAAAGCATTGTAAAATTGACACGACTCCCGGGAAACAGATTAGTAGTGCATCAGGATGATTCATCGTTTGAGTGCGAACTGGATGACATTGAGGTAATAGGCCGCGCACTGAAAATCATTAAGAGCCTTTGATATGACCATCAGAAAACAGCCGAACGGAAAGTGGTTATGTGAATGCTACCCAAACGGGCGAGATGGCAAACGCGTACGCAAACAATTTGCGACGAAAGGCGAAGCCATTGCGTTTGAGAATTTCACCATGGACGAGGTAAACAAGAAACCTTGGCTGGGAGAAAAGGAAGATCGGCGACACCTATCAGAATTAATTGAGCTGTGGTATTCCCTGTATGGTCAAACACTCGCAGACCCCAAGCGACTCATGGCGAAACTTGGAATTATCTGTAATGGTCTGGGCGATCCCATCGCTTCAGAGCTGACTGCCGGTGACTTTACGAAATACCGCGAAGCACGGCTAAAAGGTGAAGTGCGAAATGAAGATGGCACGCTGATGTCGCCCGTTAAGCCCCGCACGGTAAACCTTGAACAGCGCAATCTATCATCTGTGTTCGGTACATTAAAAAAACTAGGACACTGGTCAGCACCAAACCCGCTGGCAGGACTTCCGACCTTCAAAATTGCCGAAGGTGAGCTGGCTTTTCTTTCCACGGACGAAATCAAGCGCCTGTTGGCGGCATGTGCTGAATCTCAAAGCCCTAGCTTACTAATGATTGCAAAAATATGCCTGGCTACTGGCGCACGGTGGAGTGAAGCCGAAAATCTGCAGGGCCATCAAATATCGAAATACCGAATTACTTATACAAAAACAAAAGGCAAGAAAAACCGTACTGTGCCGATATCTCAGGATCTGTATGATGAACTCCCCAAAAACAGAAGAAAGTTATTCACGCCATGCAGAAAAGCCTTTGAGCGGGCAGTAAAGCGGGCCGGTATTGACCTACCGGAGGGCCAATGCACCCACGTGCTTCGCCATACATTCGCCAGTCACTTTATGATGAACGGCGGAAACATACTGGTACTGCGTGATATTTTGGGTCATGCCGATATAAAAATGACCATGATTTACGCCCACTTTTCGCCCGATCACCTTGAAGACGCGGTGACTAAAAATCCTCTTTATAATTTGTAGTGGAGACCTATTGTGATTCAAAAATTAGATATTCAATCTGATGCGGTTGCAAAGTTAAGAATGGATGCTATTCGTTCAGAAATCCAAGGTTATTCCCCTGATTTATTTATCGAATTCTGTATGCAATATAACTTACAAAAATTTGAAGATAATATCCACATGTTACGACACATGCCTTGGATTGTTAATTTATGTCTAAAGTGGTCTGCGTCAGTAACTGGCAAGAATAAAAAATTCAAAATCCTCGATAAAAATCAAGCAATAAAACTCTTCCAAAAAACTTATGAAACCTTGAACATTATTCCTATCGGTCTTGAGAGGAAGAATGGCATGCATTTCTTCATTAGAAATAATCTATACCAACAAGGAATCTACCAGAAAATTGACGCTCTAAACACAATTAGCAGACAAGTCTTTCTATTTTCAGAACTTGAAAAAAACCATAAAATAAAGACAAGTTTTTTTACTATCACGAATGTATCTATCGAAGACTTTCTTAAGCTATCTTACATATTAATAACTCACATAACAGAAGAGCATCCCGTGAGAAAAATGAATGTAGATACATTTACTATATTATTTGACATCATTCCTAGAAATACCATTGAGAAATTTCTTGATGCAATATCAATAAATTACAATGAACTATCTACATTTTGCAAATCAAAAACCTATGATAAACCTTTGCTTGAATACTACTCATCATCACCTTTCCTTGAAAAACCATTAATAAAAAAAGGTTCAGAGTATTTTCAGATACACACACAACTGACTTCAACAAGCATACAGACGTTCATATATGATCTTTTAAGAAGAACTGATGCCGAGAAGTTCATGGATAGCTTTGGAAATGTATTTGAAAATGCACTGGAATTAATACTAAAAGAAAGCGAAATTGATTTTCATAACGAAAAATACCTTAAAGAACGACTACCTAAAGATAATAAAGTAGTTGATTATTTCATTCCACATACTGAGGCAAATATTTTCATTGATGCTAAAGGCGTTGAGATACACCAAAAAGGCATGGTAACATTACGCCCTGAGGATATTGCAGGAAAAATAAAGAAATCGGTATTAAAAGCAATCGAACAATCTCACGAAGTTAATCGAGAAATATACTCTAATGAGCGAATAATAGCTCCATTCAGGGCTAACTCATATATCATTTGCATTACATATAAAAACCTTTTCTTAGGCAATGGTAGTATCCTAGCTAATACTTATGCTAAAGATGAGATGAATAAGATATATGACAAGTTTAAACATAACTATCATATCCCTACAGAGAATATTTTTTGTCTATCATTTGAAGAGTTTGAATATCTCATTGCATCATGCAAAAGGTTTAAAATTCCGCCTCATGAAGTCTTGCAATCTGCAGTTGAAAAGAACAAAAAACCATCAAGTGCTGCTTTCCTATTTTCCCACCATATAGAAGACTATTTTGATAGAGTAGTCAATTCAGTCATAGTCAATGAGGCAGGCATTAAAATGGTAGATTCTATTATCAATAAATTAAAGCCTGAATAAGTCTCCCAAGCAAAACCAGTGGCGGCATTTTGGCGGCAGAGCATTAAAAATGCGTAAAACAGACAAACACAAAATAATACTAACATACTGATTTTAAACATAAGTTCATGTTTTTGTTATAGTAAAAATGGTATGTAGGAATTTCGGACGCGGGTTCAACTCCCGCCAGCTCCACCAATCATGATTGAACGGTGTAAGGACAACACCAACAAAAACAGGAAGTTAGAAGTCTCAGCAAGACACCGACCAGACGGTGAGGAGACATAAAAGGATACGCAAAGGAGCCGCGGCTCTTGGTGATATGAAAGCCCACAGATGTGGGCTTTTTCGTTGATGGTCAGAACGACCAGTTCACACCAGCCACCGCGTTCCACGGGGATTCCACACTGGCACCATGGCTATACCCCACCCCGAGATGCCCGCTTAACGAACTGCTGAATGAGGCTTTAATACCTGCCTGGTATATTCCACGTCTGCCCGACAAATCATTGACAAAATTACCGTCATTATTCACTTTCACCCGGTTATCATCGACAAATTCTTTGCGCACAGCCGCCTTCAGCCACGGCTCAACTTCCATGCCGTTCCCCAGACGCATGTTGTAACTCAGCGTTGCGCCCAGTTCACGATATATACTGCGGGAATCGACTGATTTCGATTCCATACCATTGGATAAATGATATTCGGGGTTGTCAGCGGTGAACCCCGTTAACGATGCATACGGCGTCAGGTTCCAGTTACCATCGGTAAATACGCATCCCGGTTTCAATGTGACCGCCCAGCCCGTTGCTGCGATAACTGCCGTTGGCGGCTCCACCGCTGCTCATTTTACCGGCTACGTTACTTTCAAAAGCGGTTCA